TACACGACGCTCTTCCGATCTGCCATTGTCGCGGAGTCTGCGGAGTTCGTCGAGTTCGGATTCTGAAAAGGACATCATGCCCGTCACCGTGTATCCTTTCTTGTCGCCAACGTCCATGTGTATCCGTGCCTGTCCAGCATTCCCAACATGAGCAGGCTTTTCATCTGGTACAGCACCGTGCTGTTCGGCAGTCGCAGCGTTCGCGCCACGTCGCTTGCGCTCACGTTTCCTTTCCGGCTTTGACTGAGGCGTTTGAACGTGTCGAACACTTCGTCTCTTCTCCGATCGTGTTCCAAGGGTTTGCGTGTCCTGGTCCCGCGTAGCCGCTGTATGCGGGCGCGGTTGTCGCGAAGGAACTCGTCAACGTCGATTCCTTGTTCGGTCAGTGTGGGCTTTTCGGCTTGTTTCCGGCCTTCGTGCCCGCCGCTGTTGGACTTGTGTCCGGTGATGGGCTGCCGCCAGTTCGTGTGGGACGCGCGTTCACTCATTGGTTGGATGCTCCGGTCTTGTCAATTGGTGTTCTCCGATCTGCTGATGGTTTGCGTGGGTGGTGCGGGGGTCGAACCCGCCGGACGGAACCGTGTTCGGTGCCCTTAGTCTTCCGGCTTCGCATGGGGAAAGGAGGTTTTGAAAGCCCGTACGATGCCGGTGGACGGTTCCTGTCGTGCCGTTCCACCCGAAGTCCCATACGCCAATCGCACTAAGCGCATGGGAAGCATTGTTTTGGCGTCATGCCTTTGGTGGCGTGAGCAGGTCGGTCATGGCCTGCCGTCCCGAATGTCGCCCATCGGGCCGATGTGGATGCCGGTGAGCATTTCCGGAGTGTCGTTGTCGCCTCCGCGTTCGAGGTGACGTCTGAGCGCCTTGTCAATGGACTGGCATACGACTCGGGCGGCAAGCGCGGTGGCCTCGTCCATGTTGGCGGCCAGGGTGACGCCGATCAGGCCGCCTTTGAATGCGTCCAGCGGCATGTCGAGTGTGCAGATGAGCGCGGGGTCGGATTCCGGGTTGTCGGGGTCGATGTCGACGCAGAGCCCCCATGTTGCCACCTGTGGTTTGTTTTCGTTCATGATGTGGTTTCCTTTGCTTGTTTGAGTTGTGGGCCCCGCCCTGACGAGTGGATGGGGCTGAGTGGCTGGCATTGGAGTCGGACCGATGCCGTCCTTGGATTCCTGAACGCCCCTTTGACTGTTGGAACGCGACCTGAACGCGTTCACGGCCGGTGGCGCGGCCGACGGCGAGTGAAAAACCGTCAGGCGGACTTGAAAGGGTTTGCAGGTACCGGAGTGCCTGCGTTTCTTGAGAGAGAGAAGATGATTGGAATCCGTGGACGGGCGAACCGTCGCCCAGCCGAGTGCGCCGACATGGTGAACGTGTATGCCCGCGAAACATCCCTGATCGGTTTGTCTCGTTGGACTGTCGGCTGGCGGGAAGTCCTAGTCGCGTGGCGCGAACCGCACGATCAGCCAAAGGCCGGTCAGCAGGTAGACTGCGGCCACCACCCATAGGCCGGGCGCGGATGCCGGGCGTTCCGCGACGAAGAGCAGCGTGCACGACACCACGAAGGCGATGCTCGCGATGGAGGTCTTCACGCGGCGTGCACGGTAGACCAGTCTCCGATTGGTCTCTTTTTGTCTCATTTCGTCTCCCTCATAAAAACAATCCAATGTGTTCCGGTGCGGTTCGGCTGTTTGTTGCCGAAGAGCGGCTTGCATGTGGTGCACTTGAGAATCTGAGAGACGGGTATCTGTGTCTCATTCCATTTGAAGATCAACACGCCATGCTCTTTCAGGACGCGGAAACACTCGCTGAACATGGTCTTGATGTCGGTTTGCCATGTCTCTTGGTCGAGGCACCCGTATTTCTGCGCCATGTAGCTCGTCTCTCCCGCATTGCGCAGGTGCGGTGGGTCGAGCACGACCATGCGGAACGTCTCGTCAGGGAATGGAAGATCGCGGTAGTCCATCAGCATGTCTGGCTTGACTTCGAATCTGCGTCCGTCACATAGTTCCCAACTTTCGTCGCGCACGTCACCGAAGAGCACACGGCTGTCTGACTTGTCGAACCAGAACATTCGCCCGCCGCAAGCAGGGTCAAGAACTGGCTGATATGCGTTCATTGTTTGCGCCCATTTCCTTGAGGATTCGATTGCATTCGCGGCGGATGCGTTGCACTTCGGTCTTGGTGAGGATGATGTAGTATTGGCCGGTCGATGTGCGGAAGACCATTCGCGCCATCGGCCTGCCGCCTACGGTGTTGAAGGCGTCTAGACTGAATCCGCCGTCGTCCATCCAGCTCATCTTGTGTTTCCCACCTTGTTGTTGAGCTGGTAGGCGATGTCTTCGATTTCCGCTGGCGTGAAGTCCGCGAGTGTGATGTCTTGGATGCCGTCCACGAGGCTGGCGCTGCCGTCCTCGTTGATGCGAATGTAGAAGCCGCTTGATGCGAGCAGCAGGCATCCGGTCTCGTAGTGTCGGCGGTGCTGGCGGGTTGAGTAGTTGGCTGGTCATTTATGCGCTTCCTTGACGATCGTGTCGATGATGACGTCCACGAGGTCGGGCACGTCGATGTTCATCGGTCCGGTGATGTGGCCGAAGAGCCGGCTCGCGTAGATTTCATCCCACTGTTCCGCGTATTGCGGGCGAATCATGTCGCCATGCTCGGCGAATTCGTCGAAGACGGCTTCCACGCATGCCTTGCGCAGGTCTTTGTTGTGGGGCTTGCTGTCCATCGGATGCTCCTTTGATGGTTTGCGGGCGGGGGTTTGTCTTATCGGTGGCAGAGTTCGTCGTATCTGGTGAGTAGCTCTGATTTCTTGTAGGTGATTGTCTTGCCGCCTTGACGGTCACCGCATACCCCGTAGAGTTCGGTGAACTTGTCGATTCCGAGGTTGAGGAATCTTGCGGCTTCCTCCTTGTTGAGGATTTCTTCTTCTATGATGATTTGCCTGTCTGTCATAATGTGTCCTTTGGTTCCAGCTTGTCGTGTGGGCAGTAGCGGCTGATGAAGTATGTCTGGCCTTTGCCGGTGACCTTCGCGGTGCGGTTGACGGTCACGTGCCCGTCCGAATGGGTGACCGCTGTCTCCTTGATTCGGAACAGTCCCAAGTCCATCGCGCGTTGTGTTGGCACGTTGCGGTTCGAGCCGGTCCTGCCCAAGTAGCCGTCCTGTCGCAGGATCTCGAACAGTCGGTTCTGTCCGATGTCCAAACCGTTCTGGCGTAGCATCTTCGCCAGTTCCCCGATCAGGCACGTGCCGTCCGACGCAGCCACGGCATCCGCGAACCGCGCTTTCGGCTCCAATTCCACGATGCGCGTCTGCTGTTCGGCGATGCGACGCTTCTGCGCCTCCATGGTGCGTTGGCCGATCATCACGGCCTTCGCGAGGATGGTCATGTCATCATCCGCGTCCGTGGTGGGGATGTAACCGCCGGTCCTGCGGATCTGGGGCAGCACCTCATGCGTCACCCAACGCTTGAACTCGTGGGCCTCCGGCTTGCGGGATGCGAGGACGAGAGCGTAGAGGCCGGATTCGGAGACGATCACCCTGTTCGGGTTTCCGGGGTTTCCATCATTTAAAGTGATGGAACTTTTCTCGTCGCCATCAAGCCGTGTCAACGCTTGGCTAACGTTGCTGAGCTCAAGCACTGCGCATGCGTCCTTGGCGACGAACCATGGTTCGCCATTCTCGTCGGTCAGCGCACGCAGTGCCGCGCCTTTGAAGTCGAATTGTTGGATTTCATTGTTCATTTGTGGTCTCCTAGTATTCGACGGCTTCACGGCGTGTGATGAAGAAGTGGATGCCGGGGGCGCATTCGTTCCACCGGTTTGTGTCGAAGTCTTCGGCGTGGACGGTTTCGCCTTTTTTGTACGTGAAGTTTTGGTCGTGTGCGCTGCGTGCCGTGGTATCCGGTGGGAGGCTGTTGCCTTGCTTGTCTTGCAGGTCGAGGATTCGCGCTTTGCTGGCGCGGCATTTGCGTCCCGTGCCGTTGGAGCGTTGCGCGTCGGCTGGGATGAGGAGTTTCACGATGACTTGCTTTGTGTCGTATATGTATGCTTTTTTCCAGCCGATGATGTCGCCTTCGTCGGGGAGGATGCTGGTTTTGGCGATGGTGGGTTCCAAATGAGTGGCACCGGTCAGGTCGGCGTTGGTCAGGTCTGCGCAGTTCAGGTTGGCGCAGGTCATGTTGGCATCGTGCAGGAGGGCGTAGCGTAGGCTTGCGTCGTACAGGTCTGCGCCGGTCATGTCGGCCCCGCTCAGGTCGGCGCGGCGTAGGTCGGTACAGTACAGGAGGGCGTGGATCAGGTTGGCGTTGGTCAGGTCGGCGTTGGTCAGGTCGGCGTTGGTCAGGTTGGCGCAGCTCAGGTCTGCAAGGTGCAGTATGGCATGGCGTAGGCTGGCACAGATCAGTCTGGCGTAGTTCAGTCTGGCCCTGCCTAGGTTGGCGTAGTTCAGTTTGGCACAGCTCAGTTTGGCGCAGTTCAGGTTGGCGTAGCTCAGGTCTGCGCCTCGCAGGTCTGCGCCTTGCAGGTCTGCGCCTTGCAGGCAGTCGCGCCCGTATTTTCTGAGGATGGCTTCGATGTTTTTGCCTTTGAGGGTGGCGCGTGGTGTGGTGATTTCCATCATGGTTTCCTTGGCGTGTGTGGTTAGGCGGTTTGTTTGATTTGGGCGATTTCGCCGGGTTGGAAGCCGAATGCTTTGTAGAGTCCTATGAGCATGAGCGGTGTGCATTCGTTGGTTTTTTTGGCTCTGGCTAGGACGCTTTCGCTGACTCCTATTGCTCCGGCGAAGGCTTCGTCTGTTTTGAGCCCGCTCATGAGTTTGGTTCGGGTCAGGAAGCCGTCGCGGAACTGCATTTTGTATTCAGCCATCAGTGATTCCTTTCGCAACCTCGAATTTCTTTTTGCAACTTGTGGTTACATCATGCAACAGGTTTTTTTATTTCGCAACTCGCTCGGCGTGTTGACTTGCAACTACTTTGGTTGCATAATGAAACCATGAGTAAAGAAACATGGTTCAAAGAAACAGTCCAAGGCGACACCATCGCCGAAGTAGCCCTCAAAGCGGGAATCATCAAGACGACCGCTTGGAGGCAATACAACAATGCCCTTGGATTCAGCGCCGAGAACGTCATTCTTATTGCACGCGCCTACCACAAGTCCCCTGTAGAGGCTCTGGTTGAGTTCGGATATATAAGAGCCGACGAGATGGCCAGCGGAGAAACCGTCGCGAGATTGCATGACGCTTCGGATGACGAGCTGCTTCAGGAACTTGCACGCCGTCTCAAGGAAAACGCGGACGCCGACTGGGCGAACAGTCCGATCATCTACCGTGAAGAATTCGACATGGCCGCGAACGACGACCCGAACGCGAGACTCGAAGCCGAAACACCGGAAGACTGACGACAGCGATGAACATGGCGGCGGTATTCACCCATGATGCCGCCGCCTAATAGTACCGAAGGGAACAATGTCACGAATCACCATCGACGTTTTGGAACAACAGGCCAGAACCATGCATGTGCGAATATTGGAGACGGATATACCGGGCACCACCTGCGGCCTGTACTGCGAACGGTTGAACACGATATGGCTTGCCGACTGGCTCAATGACCGGCAGAGGCTCTGCACCCTGTGTCATGAGCTTGTGCACGCGAAGTACCGTGATCTTGGCTGCGGCACGCGGTTCGGCGTGAAGTGCGAGCGTAGGGCGCGGCGCGAGACGGCTTTGACGCTGATCGACACGGCGGCCTACAGTGCGGCTGAGAGCGTTTGGGACGCCAATTCGTGGCGGATGGCTTGCGAGTTGGGCGTCACCGAGAGCGTGTTGCAGGATTACCGGACTCTGGTTCTACCGAACATGATTCGCTCATAGGCGGAGCTTGGAACGCACGTAGGCTTCGACCTCGGCGTTCTCCTCGTCGTCGCCAAGCATTAACAGCCACACCGCATTGTTCTTACGTTGCACATTTCCGTTACGCAAACACTTAATCAATCCAGCCAATTCGAGCTTTTTGGCGATTTTGCCGAGACGGTTGTACGCCAGTTGCTCACGCTTTGGATTGCGTGGCTCGTTTCCAATGTCCACGATCTCGTCAGTCGTTTGCGGAAGGGTCATTCCCCAGTCGATGGCGATTTTCAGCCAACCGGAACTGTAAGTGCGGGGGAGCATCCGCTTTCCCTCAGCTGTCAGATCGGAAGAGCACACGTCTGAACTCCAGTCACTTAGGCATCTCGTATGCCGTCTTC